AATAGTTGCATTACCTGTTGTTGTCAGCGTTCCTGTAGTAAGTGTTGTCGCTGATAAATCAGGCATATTAGCTGCAATATTAGCTAGTGTTACTGATACTGTTGTGCTTGATTGGACTATAGGAAATAAAGCTGCACTCGTTGGAGTTGTTATTGCCGATAATTCTGAAATCTTTTTAGTTGCCATCTATTGTATTGTCCAAGTTGTTGAGGGATCAGTCGTATCTTGCCAATCTCCTGTTGATATATCTGTAGAATCTTCTTGTTGTATTGGTTGATTGCTTTCTGTTGCTAAAACAAATAGATTATCTTCTGTTTCTAAATATCCTTGAGCTGTTTCAGAAACTATATTCCACGTTGTTGAGGTAGTCGAAGTACCAGACCAAGTAGTCATTAATATAATCCGTAATCAATTCTTGTTACAGGTGTTGTTCCTGAGTGTCTGTCTCTTTCATTTGAAGTTATTATGTCTTGTTTTGCTCTGTCATAATATCCTGACCAAACCTGTATTCTTTTATCATTTTGTAAATAAGGTTCTGCTTCTACTAATGCTCCATATAGATAAACATCAGGGTGATGTGTAAGCATGTCATTAGTTGTGTTTGTGTCTGATAAAGCTGTAAAATGTTTGTAATAAGATACTTCTATCTCATATACGCCATCAGGTGTAGGTCTTATTTCTATATTGTTGCCTTTGATTGTGTATGCTTTTGGTTTACCTTTCGAGCTTCCTGCGTTTAATCTGTCCATTATTTCAGGTGTAAGATAGTCTAAAGGTGTCTTAGGATCTGTGTTTAACTTAATGTTACGCATAGCCACATAATCGTCAGGTAATGTATAGAACTCAGAGCCATCTATTGTGTTGGTGGTAACTCTAGTTTCCATTCTTCTTATTTTGAAATCTCTTTTGTGCCTTGTCTCTGCAAGTGCAATAAAATCAGGAATAACATCAGTAAGGTCAGACCTGTCTAACCAACTAGCTATTGCTGTTTTGAGTCCTGCATAATTAGATATTGCCATTATTTTTTATTACCTTTTCCCATTCTTTCAGTCATTAGTTTTTTTTCGATGTAATCCTGTAATTCTTTTTCTTTTATTTTTCTATATTGACCAGGAGTCATGTTATCGAAGTCTTTTAGTTTTTTGCCTTTAACAAAGTCTTCTACAGTTGTGTCCTTGCCTGATTTAAATTTTTTTAACTTCTTTAAGGCTTTTATTGTTGAACCTATAATAATGGGTATTGCCATTATATTACTCTTGATGTTGTTTTAAGATATCTGTAATCAGGACTGTTTAATAATTTTCTAACTGCTTCTTTGTGGTTTTTGTCGTATAAATCTACGCCAAACTTCTCTTTCCACTCATAATAAATTGTAACAGGAATCCTAGCAGATAAGCGAAATTCATCTCTTATACTGTGATCTTCCTGTTGCAATCTTTTGTTGTTATCGAGTAATTTAGTTAAATCAGGCGACCTGTGATTGATTGCCCATTGACCTGAATGTTCTGAAAATAAAAATGTTTGACCATCTCCCAACTTTCTTTTCATTCACTAAGTTCCTCGATAAATACATTAGCTGTGCTACTTGCAATAATAGCTGCAAGTTTTTCAGCGTTATCTACCTTGAATGTTTTAGGTTCATTTGCTACCAATCTTATACCTGTAGTTACTGCTGCTGTGGGAGTTTTGCCGAAAGCAATAAATACTCCTGTAGTATCAGCAGTACATCTAACATACACTACGCCATCTGTAAAAGCATCGCTTCTTTGTGTACCTGTTTGATTTACAGTTCTTGTTTGGTTTTTTATAACCCTTTGTCCAAAACTCCAACTACTCATGCTTATCTCCTAATTACAAATGTTACTAATAGTTTTACTGCATTTGATGATGCCCCATTTGTAATCATTTCAATAGTTCCATCTTCTTCAACTCTATTAGCTGCTGTAGGTTCTGCTGTATCAACATCACCTGCTGCTGATCCTGATTGAGTTACTGTGATGCCACCACCAGTAATAGCAGTTCCACCAATTTCAAAGCTGATTCCACCATTAGCAGTTCCAATAGCTCCTTGTAGTGCAGTAATAATTTTAATGACTCTGCCACCATCGGGAATACCAACAAATGTGCTTGATGCAGTAGAAATATCTTCTATTTCTGCTACTACAAAATAATCGTTTAATGTTCTCATTAAAGTCTCCTAATTAATAACCCTCGTTCCGAAGTGATACCTCTTCAAGGCCATTATTAAATGTATCTAGTCGGGGCAGAAAACAAGGATATTTGTAAAACTGCCCCTTTCCCTATATAAATGAGGATTTTTTTTATGAAGTAGTTAAATCAGCGATTTTACCACTAGCTGCTTCGTTTTTAGAAACAAGTGTATACTCTACGAGTAATTGTTTCTTCTCAGCATCACCAGTTTTCGCTAAGTCTTGTACTTGGAAAGGTCTCAAGAACGCTGTTGCCCACATTTCTGTATCACAAACAAGTGCAGTTCTACCTGAACTTCTTAAGATCCTATCAGATACTACTCTTACTTCACCAAAGTCTGAAACATAAACATCAATAGTAGCAACTAAGCTTCTATCTTCTGCCATGTCCATACGAGTTGAGTTACCAGTAAAACCTGATACTTTTTGTTTGTTGAATGAACCAACCAACAGTAAGTCTGGGTTTCCACCTTCGTCATAACATTTTTTCAAATTAGACTTCAAAAGTGTTTCAGTAAGTACTCTTTGTGTTCCGTCTGTTACAGCACCTGAACCACTTGTAGAACCGCCTGAACCATGAAGTTCATTAGTTACTATCCAAGATTCAAAAGCCCTTGAAGCACGACCTGTGCCTGAAGAACCTGCTGCTGCTTCTTGTTTACCTGTCATGTCTAGTTCCATATCACGCTTCAGTTCTTTACCTGCTTTTGCGATTTGGTAAGCCATTTCAGATGTAACACCTGCTTTACTAACAACTTCTTGAGTACCAGTAACTACTACAGGTTTTGTTGAAATCTGCGTGTGGTTAAGTAGTCTTGATGTTGCTGTAAGCGCTCTATTAGGAGAATCATCTCCCTCTATTACTAAGTTAGCTGCTGCTGCTGCTAAACTATCTGTTTGCCATTCGTGTTTCGTTCCGTTAGCTGTACCAGTACCGATACTAGACATAAATGGAGTTTCTGTTGGAGAAATGTTGTATATCACATTCGCCAAGTCTTCTCTCTTATCGTTACTATCGAAAGTCTCGTAAGAGTTTGTATATATTGCCATTTTGATTACCTATGTAAAAGTTATGTATAGGTCAAGAGTTTAGTATGCTTTCAAGTAGGCTAGATGCGTCCTTGACATGCCCTGTCTTCCTTAACCTTGCTCTTTGTGCCTTAACTTTATCACCTGAGATTTCACCTTTTGTTGCAGGAGATCCTGGTCGAGTAACTTTAGGTACAACTTTAGTTTTCTTATTAGAAATCTTAGCTGCTAAAAGATTGTCATACAGCATAGCTTTATGTAGTACATCAACAGACCTTGCATCAATTAAGCTATTAACTTCTTGTTCGGTAAAACCTGTTTTAAGAGCATAAGATTTTATACTTTGTTTTATCTTTTGTCCTTTGTCAGGGTCATTCCATTCAGGAAGTCTTTGTGCCATTAATTGTTGCTGTCTGCTAAGTTCTTCATTCCACTTAGCTTGTTGCTCTTGCTGTTGTTTTTGTACAAGATTTTTTTGTTCATCTTCTACCATTCTTTTGTTTTCCTGAAGTTCTCTATATTGATCTCTTTTCAACATATATTCAGTTAGGTCTTCTTCCTTGAGCTTAGTCCAGTCAGTTGCTTTGAGTTCTTCCATCTTAGCGTCTGCTTGGGTGTTAAATTGCTCAAGTTGTGATAAGTAACGCTGTCTTTCTTGTTGAGTCGCAGCTAATTCTTCATCAGCTTGTTTGCGTTTCTCTGCCAATACTTGACTGTTTCTTGAGTAATCAGCCTGTCTACGATAGCCTGCCTGGAGTTCTTCGAGGGTTACTTCTACTTGTTCACCATCTACTTTGATAGTATAAGTATCAGTTTTCTCTAGGTTCTCTTCTTGATTATCGTCTACGATATCGTCAGCAGTCAATCCATCAGGATTTTGTGCCTCTGTTTGTACTGATTCGGACTCCATGTCCTGTGCAGAAACATCTTCCGTTGCTTCTGTTTGCTCTTGGTCTTCTGTAGCTGTCTCCTTTTCAGGATTGCTCATAATACCTCGAAGTGCCTCTTCTGCTCCTCTTACAGAACCATCAAAAGGCACACCACGATTAGTGGATTCTTTTATAGGGATATCATCTTTCGCCATGATTAATTACCTCCCTTTGCTTGTTCTTCTAAAACTTTACCATTTTCCATTGTGTTTACTA